GTAGGGCATAGCAGTCCCTTGCAAATCAGCAAGTTGCTGATCTGCAAGGAACTGTGTCATCCTCATAACCCGAAGGTCGTAGGTTCAAATCCTACCCCCGCTACCAAATAAATCAGGCACTTACGACGAAACGAGAAAGACCTGAAACGACGATTGTGGGGAATTTGTGTACAGACTCCCCACAATCAGTTCAGGCGCGAGGACAATCGCTCCGCCGCGCTGATCAAATGATCGACCGGCAGGTGGACGTAGTTGTCGATCATCGCGGGGGACTTCCACCCGCCCAGATCCTGCAGCGTCTTGCGATCGGTGCCATCCAACGCGAGCCAACTGGCGAAGGTGTGCCGGATGTCGTGGAACCGAAACCCGATCGGCAGCCCGGCGCGCGCGGTGTACCGCTTCCACTGGTGATGACAGATCGGCTCGACCGGGAACACCCGCGCCTCGGAGCGCACCTGCTGCTCGAGCAGGGCCTTCGCGGCTGAGTTCAGCGGGCACACGATCAGGTTCCCCGCCTTGGTGTCGATCGGCTGCACCCAGCAAAGACCCCGCGCAAGGTCCACCCGGTCCCAGGTGAGCCCGAACACGTTCGACTTGCGAAGCCCCGTCATGAAGGCGAACCCGACCGCAGCGCGCAGCCCCGCCGGCAGCACCTCGAGCAGCGCCTTGGCCTGCGCCGGGGTGGCGATGACCATGCGGCTGCCGTCGCGCTTGTCGCCATAGGTGCGCAGCGCCGGCACCTGCTCGATCCACTCCCAGTCGCGGCAGGCCGTGTTCAGCACCGAGCGCAGCGTGATGATGTAGTTGTTGCGCGTGCCAGGCGTCGCCGGCGTGCCCTTGCGCGTGACGAGCTGCTCGATCTGCTCAGCCGCCCACGAGCGCGTGATCTCCGTGAGCGACATGCCCTCGGCGCGTGCACACCAGAACGCGAGGTGGTGGGTGTAGTCGCGGATGGCGCTCGCCTTGGCGTGCTCGGCGAGCCATCGCTCGGCGGCCTCGGTGAGTGAGCGCGGCTGCTTCGCGCCGAGCTTCTCCTGGCGCCAGAGCTGCGCCTTTAGTTGGTCGTGGAGTTCCTGCGCCGCTTTTCGATCAGATGTCTCAGCAGAGCGCCTGAGTCGCCCGCCGTTCGCGAGCGGGATGTCGAGATGGTAGGTATTGCCGCGTTTGTGGATGGACATGGTTTGCATCGCTCCTTGGTTGCTTCGAGGATCTCCGCGACGTTCACCCGAATCGCGATGCCGAACCTGTAGTGCGGCACCTCGCCCCGGTCAACGAGCCGGCGGAGCGTCTTCACGCTAACACCGAGTCGCACCGCCGCGTCAGCAAGTGAGGTAAGCACCTGCTGTTGAGATTCTCGCAACACTTCACCCATCTGTCAACTCTCCGCGCATGAGCGGCAGAAAGTCCTCAAGTTTCATGACGATGCGCCACGGCTGGCCGTTCTGGCGGTAGGCCACGACGGGCACTTCGCTGGGCTGGCAGTGCGCCTCGATCTGGCGGCACCAGGCGGGGAGCGCAAGCGTCTCGCGGCGCTTGGCCTCGATGCGGAACTTGCCCACCTGGATGTCATCCCCGCTGTCGCGGGCTTGGCCGAGCTTGCGCTTCACCACGAACCCGAGCTCGTCGCTCAGGATCTGCGCCAGCTCCCGCTCCGCCGCTGCGCCTTTGTTCCGTGACATCCTTCCGCCCATCTTTAAAGCTCCTGCGCCACCAGTGGCACCCTTTGGGTTTAGTTGCCACGCGGATCTTCGCCCGCGAGCAGCCGTGCGTAGAACAGGAGCTTGCCGGCCTCCTGCTTCGGGTCGTCCTTCGCGCCCAGCCGCCAGTTGTACTTGGCGACCTGCCCGCGCAGGTACCCGCGCCACTCGTCCTCGGAGAGCTGCGCGCGGATGGCGTCGATGCACTCGACGCCGCCCCGGTTGTAGTGCGCCGGGCGCTTGACCAGGTCGAACTCCTGCACGGATATCCCGCACTTGTGGTGATCGTCCCAGACCTCGCCGCAGCGTTGGCAGACGTTCTTGTTCATGCGCGCCTCAGAACGGAATCGGGTCGTTGAAGTCGGCGTCGTCGGCCACCGGCGGCAGGTTCGACAGGTCGCGCTTCTTGCCGCGCCGCGGCGTGCTCTCGGTCACCTTCGCGCTGAACACCTTGCGCATCGCCTCGACCACGGGCTCGGTCACCGTGCCGGCGCTTGAGGCCGCGAGCTCCTTGCTCGAGTAGCCGTCTGGGCCGTTGCGGAACGTCTTGCCGGTGTCCTTGTGCGTGTACTCGATGTACCCGTTGCCGCCGTCCACCGCCTCGCCGAACGGCACCAGCGCCGGGATGAAGAGGTGCTGGTCGCACGCCGTGCGCTGCGCAGCCTTGTCGAGCGCCCGGTTGTGCGTCTCACAGTGCCAGGCGCCGGCCTTGACCGGCGTCGAGTGCGCGCAGGTCCTGCAGCTCACCTCGGCCACCTTGCCGCCGTGGCAAAGGTCGTGGAAGGTGCAGAACTTGCACTTGTAGTGCGCCGGGTCTTCGGAGAGCTTGGCGGGCGGACTCGGCGCGTCGATGACCCTCTTCGCGCGCGCGCGCAGAGCGTCGAATGCCTCGGAGTCGAAGTGAACCCACTCGGTGTAGATCTCGTCGTTGTCCTTGTTGACGGCGAAGTAGAGCGCACGCTCGACGCCGAGCAGGCCCATGTAGATCTGCATCTGCGCGTAGTGCTGCGGCTTGCTGTCGGCCACGCCGAGCTTCCTCATCTCGGTGAAACTCTTGGCCGAGTGCGTCTTGACCTCGAGGATCGCCCAGGACTTCGGGGCTTCGGGGAAGCCCTTGCCGATGCCGTCCACCGAGCCGCCGAAGTGCCCGCCCTCATCGCGGCAGTCGATCTGCTTGCCGCCCTCGTCGGTGTGCAGCTCCACGCCGATGGCGCGCAGCTCCTCGGCGACGACCGCCTCCTCGCGCTTGCCGCGATCGAACAGGCGCAGCATCCGCCCCTCCCAGGTGGGCGTCGTCGCCCACCGGAAGGACAGCCAGATGTGCCGGTCGCAGTCGTGGCCGATCAGCGACGCGCCCAAGTGCTCGCGGTGTTCCTGCGTCTGCGCACCCCGCCACCGAATGACGGCCTCCCCAGTCGTGTGCTGCGACGCAGGGACCTGCGGCATTTACTTCTTCTCCCAGGGCCGCGCAGCCGCCGCCGGCTTCGCCCCAGGGGAGGAGGGCGATGCCGGAGACGGCCGCGAGGCTTGCTTGGAAGAGGTGGCTGCGTAGCCCATCACGCGGTTGCGCGAGGGGTCCTTGCGATCGAGGTCGATCTCGGCGAGCACCGGGCGGTCGTGCAACTGCTCGGTGTCGGTCAGGTTCGTGACGCCGGCCGCGAGGCAGAGCATCTGCAGCTGGCGCTTGGCGATGTCCTCGGCGGTCTTGTTCGGGTTGCTGATGTTGAGCCGGTCCCAGATGCGCCGGCCGCCGTGCGGGCCGTCGAGCACCTGCAGCGTGAGCTCGATGTACTGGCCGGTCCCGGCCTGCGTGGTCTTCAGGTCGCTCGAGATCACGGCGACCTCGTACATGCCCTTGGGCAGCGGGGCGCGCTCGGGAGCGGGTGCTGCAACATGGGTGGCAGCGTCGAAGTTGAATTGCGGCATCGTCGTTGTTTCCTTAGTTGGTGATTGCAGACTCAAAGGCCTCCCACGAGAGCGCGATGCTCTCGGGCAGGTTGTATCGGTTCTTCGCCATGTAGGCCGGCTTTTCGGCGGTGTAGAGCAGACGCTCTCCGGTCGAGACGCCGCGGTTGTTGGTCTTGTTGAACCCCACGTCGTCCTTCTTGACGATCGTGCGGTAGTTCGCAAAGAGCACCGCGTCCGACCACTCGCGCACGAGGGCGCTCGAGCGCGTCTGCAGCTTCGGCTGATAGCGGTCGTACGGCTCGACTTCCGGCGAGTCGAACCGCTTGATCTCGGTGTGCGCGATGAGGATGCAGATCATGCCCTTGTCGTTCCTGAGCGCGTTGAGACCGTCGAGCACCTGCCGCCACTTCTCGGCGGCGATGAGCGCCCCCTTGCCGTAGGCGAGGTCCTTGGCGTCGTGCGTGCTTTCGATCTCGCGCCAGATGAGGGTTTCGAGCCAGTCGAGCGAATCGATCACCACGGTGCGAAAATCGTGATCTCCGTCATAGAGCGCCTGGATCGCGTCGAGCACGTCGCCCGGCTTCTTCGAGATCGGGAAGTGCTCGACCTGCAACGACCCAAGGCCGTCTTCGGTCAGGATGAAAATGGGGTTCGGAGCGGCAGCGGCGAAAGTGCTCTTGCCGATACCCTCGACGCCGTACACCGTCACGCGCGGCGCGGCGATGGCGGTGTTCTTCTTGATGGACTTGAGATCAAAAGCCATATCAGGCCTCCTCGATGACGATGTAAGTTTTGGCTGGCTTGACGGTGATCGCCGGGGCGAGCTCGCGCCAGAGATCGGGTCGCTCCGAGCGGATGGCTCGCAGCATCGATTCGTCCGCCTCAATCTTTGTGCGATAAACTTTAGTCGGCCAAAGTGCCGTTATTTTTAACAACAAATCTGCGTCGACTTTGTACGCCAACTTACCAACCGTCTTGAGCTTCATGCCGTTTTGAAGTACAGCGCTCGAGCTGCCCTCTTCCTTGGCGGGGAAGAGCGTGAGGATCTGCTGCTCGATCTCGACACGCCGCGCGTTCGCGGCAGACTCGTCTCGCTTCGCTTGCAGCCAGTGCTGCGCGAGTTCTTCTGCGGTCATCGTTATAGCCTCGTGGTGGGGGCGGGGGAGGAAGTTAGCATCGTGATGCGAAAAGCGCAACACCTAGAGCAAAAGGCCCGGTTATACCGGGCGAATCCACATCACCGGGGCTGCGGCAGTGGCGGCGACGTTCTCGATCGCGGGGCCGGCAGGGAAGGGCAGGACCGTCACGCGGTCGGCATCGTAGCCGCGCTTGACATACCCGACGTGCCGCGCTCCGCCCGAGACCTCGACGACTGCCAAGCGATCGACCATCGCCTGGACGCGCGCGTCGAACTGCCCGGTGAAGATCAGCCAGCCATCCTGCTGCAGCTCAGGCGCACGCACCTGGACAACGAGCGCGCCGGCGGGGACATCGCGCGGCGCCGTCACGCGGCGCGCATTCTTTGCCGTGACTTCGCGCACCGCGCCCTTCGCATCGACGTGCGCACGCACGGGCAGCGAGCGCGCATCCTCCTCGATGGGGATGCCGGCGCGAGCGAGCACCTCGGTCACAGGGAGCGTGAGCAGGCCGCTGATGCGGTTGGCCTCGTCCGCCGTCATCCCGCGCTTGCCGCGCAGCATGAGCGAAACGGCTGATGGGTCGAGCTCCATGAACTTTGCCAGCCGACGCAGCGACATGTCGCGCTCGGCTAACCGTTCTCGGAACCATCGTGTGTCGATTTTGGATTTGGTTTGCATGGTTTCCTCGTTGCTGATTTGGCGTGATGTTGACAATTCCTCATCATTCTTGCACCTTCGCACCTTCCCTGCAACCCCAACAACGAGAACGGCGATATGTCGCAACTGAGTCCTGCCCGTGAAATCGTCGAGAAACTGGGCGGAGTGCGCGCCACCGCACGCATCTTGTCCATGAGCCCGAGCGCCGTTTCCCGTTGGATGATGACCCGCGCCAAACGCGGCACGAACGGACACATCCCGCGCCGGCACTGGCCGGCCATCCTCAAGCACTCGCGCACCGAGCGCCTTGCGATCCGTCTCAGCGACCTCGCTGACATCTAAGCCAGCGGGCAGGGGGCCGGCATGGTCAAGAACTCGGAGTTCCTCTCCGCGGCCTACGGGCCGCTTGGAGATACCACATTCGGATGGACCTGCGCGTTCACCGCAAATCCGCACAACGCACCGCCCGATATCTGGTCGGGCTCGTTCTGGCGCGCGACCGATCGCCAGGTCGAGATGCTCGATCGGCGCGGCGAACAGAACACCTACTTCAGCGTCTCGCGCCTCACCGCGCCCAAGCGCAGCAAGAGCGCGTTCCACTCGCTCGCCGTGCTCGTGGCAGATGACGCCGACCCGCAAGAGATCAACGGGCGGCCGTCCTATGTCATCGAGACCTCGCCCGGCAATCACCAGATCGGCGTGTTCTTGGACCCGGCCGATCCCGCCACGCGCGACCTCGAGCTCATCGATCGGCTGATGTCGGCGATGGCCGACGCTCGGCTCATCAAGGCCGACGCCTCGGGCAACAACGCCGTGCGCTACTGCCGCCTGCCCGTCGGGCGCAACACCAAGGGCGGCGCGGCGCATGAAGTGCGCACTACCGTCTGGAACCCCGACCAGCGCCTCACCCTCGATGATGCCGCGTCGGTGTTCGGCATCGACCTCTCGGCGCTCGAGCCGCGCCAGCTCGCCCAGGTAACCCCCGCCGGCCCCTCCGAGCCCGACTGGGCGGGGCTCGTGCAGCAGGTGGTCTCGGGCGAGGCCTACCACGGCCCGCTGCTCTCGCTCTCGGCCAAGCTCGCCGCCTCCGGCGCGGGCGGCGGGGCGATCGTCAACCTCCTGCGCGGCCTCATGGACGCCGCCCCAGACCGCTCGGACAGGTGGCAGTCCCGCTACCACGAGATTCCGCGAATGGTCTCCGGCGCGGACCGCTACCGCCCGGCAGCCACCGCCCCGGTCACCATCACGCTGGGCGGCTCGCAGGCGGCCCCTGAGCGGCCCTCCGACCTCGCCCCACTCGACTGGTCAGCCCTCGCGGGGACCGCCCCAGAGCCACCAGAGTGGCTCGTGCAGGGGTGGATGCCCCGGCGCACGACCACGCTCTTGGCCGCCAACGGCGGTGTCGGCAAGTCGAACCTCTCCCTGCAGCTCGCTGCCTGCCTCGGCCTCGGCCGGCCGTTCATGTCCATCGACTCGGTCGCCCCCTGCCGGGTGCTGGTCCTGTCGGCCGAGGACGAGGCGCGCACCGTCCACTTTCGCCTGGCGAACATCGCGGGCGATCTCGGCGTCGAACTCGCCGACCTCGAGGGGCGGGTGTACGCATACGATCTCACCCAGCAGGACTGCGTGCTCTGGCGCGACGGTGCGCCGACGGCGCGCATGCAGTGGCTCGCCGATACCGTCGCCCGGCACGAGGCCGCTGTCGTCATCATCGATAACGCTTCGGATGTGTTCTCGGCCAACGAGAACGACCGCGCCGAGGTGCGTGGCTTCATGCGCTCGCTCAACGCAATCGCCCACGCGAGCGGGGCAGGGGTGCTGCTTCTCGCGCATGTGGATAAGGCCTCGGTGCGCATGGGCGCAGGGTCGGATACCAACTCGACCTTCTCAGGCTCGACCGCTTGGAACAACTCGGCGCGCTCGCGCTGGGCGATGACGCGCGATGAAGACGCCGTGACGCTGCGCCACGAGAAGTGCAACTTCGGCGCCCTGCAGCCGCCGATCCGGCTCGAGTTCGACTCGAACGCGCGCGTCTTCAAGCGCTTCGGCGAGGTGACTGCCTCCGCAGCGGCGCGCAATGTGTTGCGAACTTCTAATCGCGGTGCGATTCTCAAACTGCTCGCGGCAGCGATCCAATCCGGCCAGCGGATCTCGATGAGTAAGACCGCAAACAACAGCGCCTGGAATGTGCTGTCGGGCTCCAAGAACTTCCCGAA